TTCACTTCTGCAGTTAATTTCTGACCGCACAGCTTAGCAGCTTTCTCAAAGTTTTTACTCGAAATATCTGCCGTAAGTCCATCATCACCTCCATACAATCCCAATTTATTCCACGCCTGTCGCGCAGTATAAAAACCATTCGGTCCAGCTGTCATCCTAAAAGTTAGGAAAGCAACGAACGTACTAAGAATCGTATTAAATGGTGAGGTTTCAGGGGACCCTGACAATCTCGAGAGAAGAGAATCATACTTCACGCCAAATCTCGTACGACCACGTAGGTTGCGTTGAGACCGCATGACGGCAAGCAATTCATCACGATAACATCGTTTGAAAGCCCGCAGCATGACCTGTTCCTCCAAGTAGCGTGCTACTTCACTCACTCTGCCGTCCATCCGACTGAAGTCTGATTCAGTAGCGTTATCAGCGCTACTTACTACCTCGGTAACTCTTTCAGCAATCTCAACAGGTTTCTTACCAAAAGCATACCATTCAAATTGCTTTAAGTAATCACTAAATGCATACATAAACAGAGAATAATCTCGTTTATCACATCCGTTGATTGTGCTGATCATCCGGGGATCATTGACTTCTTGGTAACATTCGCGTTTAACGAAATTCTTGGCTTCATCAGTAGGTACTTCAAACTCTGCATTCTCAAGAATGCGACGTTGGCTAGGTTTCGACTGCCTAGCTAAGAGTTCTTCATAATCTACTGGAACCAATGAATGTTCATTGTGTTGGAGGAACAACTTAATAAATTCTTCCACTACTACAACAATGAACCTTGTTACCTCGGACACGTTCCTAACATCTACCACGCGCTTGTCCACAGCACGTTGATCGTTGTTTTTACACATAGATGGAGCAAAAGCACCATCAACGATCGGATTCATAAATGAAACCATAGAAGGTCTGGCATCAGCATCAAAATCTCCTTTCTCATCTACCCATTGATATGAGCGGACAAACGGGTCAGGCACTGAGACATTGACCACGCGAGATGGTTGGCTTGTAGTTTTGTGGTACTCATAAAGCAATTCAACTCCTAAGAGCTGGTCACGGACTTTTCCTTTCACCATTGACATAGTGAGTCCTACTTTACTCGTACGAGCGATACTGGCTATTTCATCATCCAAACATGTCGACACACTCGCATGTGCGTATGTGCCTATTTTACCTGTGTGGGTCAAAAGGCCATCTTTGGAACTAGTGGTCATTCGCAAGAATGATTTTTCCACTACGGGGTTGAAGACACGCAGTTCACAGCCAGACAATTTCTTGTTAGCTAACCACGCAGCGAAGCCTCTAAACTTCGCACTAGGAACAAGCAGTATTAACTGGTGATCCACATCAATAAATCTGCGTTCGATTAAGAACGTGGTCATTGAATAGGTTATACCACACCACTTCTTCGTTACCTTCAAACTATCCCCGTCATATGACCAAAGATGATGAACATAGCGAGCACCTCCAGATACTCTATAATCAACCTTGCCGTCTGAATCAAAAGTGAATTTAAATTCACCTTCTCCTCTCGCGACAGTACTAGGTTGAAAAGTATATAAAAGTACAGGCCTGAAGTTGTTTCTTAAAAATCTAGGCATGTCAACATAATAGTCGACATCCACCATAGCAACAATGTCCTCA